GGAAATTAAGTTTCTCTGTTCAATTAACAGAAGAAGAATCTTATGAAGGCGGAAGTTTATGGCTTTTTAATTCTAAAGATCCTGATGTTGCACCTAAAGATATAGGTACCATGACAATTTTTCCATCATGGACTTTACATGAAGTCACTCCTTTGAAAAAAGGAAAAAGATACAGTCTTGTTGGTTGGGTAAACGGACCAAGATTTAAATAGGAGATTATTATGTCGGAAATTATTAAAATTGATACTGGTAAAGAGGCAATAGTTGCACCTCCTAAACCAAAAGAATTGTTAAGACTAGTTAAAGAGAATGATCCTATTTTGGCACAAACAATGCCAAAGTTTGATTTTGATAATCCTCCAATCGATCCTAATGCACTAGCTTCAAGATTGGTAGATACTTGTAAACAATATCGTGGATTAGGACTGTCAGCAAATCAATGTGGATTACCACATCGAGTGTTTGTTATGGGTTCAGAGGATGAGTACGTGGCATTCTTTAATCCAGAAGTTACTCACGTAACAGAGCAGACAGCACATATGACAGAAGGTTGTTTATCTTTTCCTTTTTTGGGGTTAAAAATAACTAGACCAGCCGAAATAAAAGTTAAGTACCAAGATTTTACAGGAGCACAAAAAGAAGCCACATTTAATGGCATATCTGCTCGCTGTTTTCTACATGAGCTTGATCATATGAATGGTATAGTGTATACTGAGAGAGTTAAACCACTTGCACTATCAATGGGCATCAAGAAAAGAAATAAACTTTTAAAGAAAATGAAATTCGCATAATGGCAACACCCATAGAATTCGTAGATAAACAATGGCAGGATTGGCAAGAAAGCAATCCTAAAATTGAACATATTGATGCAGATCTAGTTAAAAATAAACTCATCGAGAATTTGACTTATGCATCACAAATGGATGTTCGTGAATATACATTATATCAAAAATGGTGTGAGGTTAAAGAACGATATCCAGTACAAGAAAAATCGACACTATTTGGTGATGAAGTTCAAATGGTTAATAAAGAACAAGAGAAACTTATCAAACAAGTTAAATCTAATTTTTGGATGCCAAAAGAACCTGATGATTATGAAAAGTTAAAGCCTGTTATGGAAATTTCAAATGGCGATTTGGCTGAAACTTGGAATGCCATTCGAACATTTTCTTCTACAATGAAAAACAATTCAAATATTGGAAGAAATCTATTCTATACAGTAGTTGATCAAGTAACAAAAAAATATCTAGGTGTAATTTGTATATCTTCAGATTTTTTAGATTTGACACCTAGAGATAAAGAAATTGGATGGTCGAGAGAGGTTAAAACACAACAAGGCATGATTAACCATACCGCAATTGGTTCTACTATCGTACCTTTACAACCTTTGGGATTTAACTACATGGGCGGCAAGTTACTTGCTTTGTTGTGTTTATCTGATACTGTACAAAAAGATTGGAAAGAAAGATATGGAGATGTGTTAGTTGGTGTTACCACAACATCTTTATATGGAAATACAAAATCTAATGGACTTTCACAATATGATGGGTTAGAACATTGGAAAAAGATGGGTTTTTCTTCTGGTTCGGTTGCGTTTGAACCATCAAGAGAAACAAGCAAAATGGTTTTTAATTGGATTAAAGAAAACCATACACGAAAATATTTTGAATGGTGGGAAGCCAAAAACACACAAGGTCTTCCACTCAAGCGAGATCATAAAAATAGATCCTTGAATTTCGCTTATTCAAAATTAGGTATTCCAAAAAATCTAATAAGAACGGAACACCAAAGAGGTATCTATTTTTCTTACCTCTATAATAATACTTCCGAATTTCTTAGAAAAGAAATCAAGGAAGATAAACTGGTAAAGTCGTTTGATACCCGTGAAGAAACCCTTGCCAATATTTGGAAAACCAAGTATGCTAAGGGTCGTATATCGATGTTAAAGAAAAAGAATACCGTTTCATATGATTCTCTTTTCTATGACGATTTGATATATCTGTCTTGGGAAGAAACCAAGGCAAAATATCTTCCACAAGTAGGAAGATAGTCAAGTATACCACAAATATTCTTGACAAATCATATACATAATAGTATACTGTGAGAACTTGCTTAAAGCAAGAATTTAATTTAACTATGAACAAGGAGTTTTTATTATGGCATATTTGTCCGCAAAAGAAAAAATGTTGAGCGCACTTAAAGCAAAAAGCGGTTACAACACTTTCACCGTAGCACAAGCACAGAAACGTTTTGGTATTAGCAATGTTTCTGCTCGCATTGAAGAACTTCGTAAAGAAGGTCATTGCATTTACACAAACAGCAAACGCCTCTCTGACGGTCGCTTGATCAAATACTATCGCCTTGGATCACCTTCCAAAGCAATGGTCAAATTTGCTCTCGAAAATGGTTTTTCTTTTACAAACTAATCATTGCTGATTTGATGGCCGGAGAGATATCGAAAGGTATCTCTCCTTTTACTGTTTATTGGAGTTATAATGGAAATATCAATTAAAAAAGAAGATTTACAAAAGAAAAGTTTATTCGTTGCAACCCCAATGTATGGTGGCCAAAACTATGGACTCTATATGAAATCATGCCTTGATTTACAAGGTATGTTAATGTCTTATGGAGTACCCATTAAATTTTCTTTCCTGTTTAATGAATCTCTAATTACTCGTGCAAGAAATTATCTTGTTGATGAATTCCTGCACCGATCCGATTGCACACACCTCTTGTTTATCGATTCTGATATTCATTTCAATCCACAAGATGTCATCGCTATGTTAGCATTAGATCGTGATGTTGTCGGCGCACCTTATCCAAAGAAAGCAATTAAATGGCGTTCTGTGAAGCGTGCAATGGAAAAGAATCCTGATATTGATCCAAGTCTTTTGGAAAAAGTAACAGGCGACTATGTGTTTAATCCTGTTAAAGGCACCGCACAATTCTCCGTTACAGAACCACTAGAAGTTATGGAGATCGGAACAGGATTTATGATGGTCAAGCGTGAAGTATTTCCTAAATGGGAAAAAGCTTATCCTGAGTTTCGTTATAAACCAGACCATGTTGGTCAAGCAAACTTTGATGGTACTCGTTATATTCATGCTTACTTTGATACAGTAATTGATGAAAAGTCAGAGCGATATCTTTCAGAAGATTATATGTTCTGCCAATGGTGGAGAAATATCGGAGGAAAAATTTGGTTGTGTCCTTGGATGAGAACTTCACATATCGGCACATATCATTTCCAAGGAGATATGCCTGCTGTTGCAAATTTTGTTGGTGAAATGTAATGAAAATAAAAGATGTAGTCAAAGCCTCACAAAATGCGTCCACAGGTGGTCGTAAATTTGATGGCGGAAAATTACAATATGGTTTAGTTCCACCTCTTGCACTAAAAGAAATGGTTAAAGTATTAACCTTTGGTGCAGAAAAATATGAGCCAGATAATTGGAAATATGTTCCTGATTCTAAGCGCAGATACTTTGATGCTATGCAAAGGCATCTATGGGCCTGGAAAGAAGGAGAAATTATGGATACTGAATCTGGAATACATCACTTAGCACACGCTATGTGTTGCCTTTATTTCCTTTATGAGCATGATGTCAAATATTCTATTGACAATAAGTAAGATTTGTGATATTATAAATTTTTATTATGGAGAGTACAATGAAGTTATCTAATGAAACACTAGAAGTACTAAAGAATTTTTCATCAATTAATGGAAATATTCTTGTCAGAAAAGGTTCAAAAATAAGTACCATTTCATCTACCAAATCTATCTTGGCACAGGCAAATATCAAAGATAATTTTCCTTCAGATTTTTGTGTCTATGATTTGAATCAGTTTTTATCGATACAGCGTTTATATAAAGATGGTGAGATTGATCTTAACGATTCAAACATTATTCTTTCCAAACAAAAAGGAAAAAATACGACCACATATCGTATGTCTGCAAAAGAAACTTTAGTTCTTCCTCCTGAAAAAGAACTCGTAATGCCATCAGTTGATGATAGTTTCACTCTATCTGCTGAAGATTTTCAAGACTTAAAAGAAGCAGCACAAACACTCTCATCACCTAATATTGGCATTGTTTCGGATGGCGAAAACATCGAAATTATTTCCTTTGATGCAAAAGATGATGCCGCACACGTTAACTCAATTACTGTTGGCAAAGGTAATGGCAAGAAGTACAAGATTGTTTTTAATATTGAAAATATGAAAATGATTAATGGTTCTTATGCTGTTAGTATCTCATTCAAAGGAATGGTTAACTTCAAAAATACAAAAGAAGATATTCAATACTGGATTGCTTTTGAAAGTAAACTCACTAAAATTGGTGAATAATGGATCCTTTAATTATTGATGACTTTATTCCTTTAGTATTTCAAAAATCATTATATGATCTTTTGTGTGGAGATGAAATTCAATGGAGATTTTCCAAATATTCTACTTACTCAAAAAATGAGAATCGACCATGGTTTGTAGAAGAAGAAACAAAAGAACACATACAATTCAAACACTATTTTGTAAAAGATAATACAACAAAGAGTAATTTTTTGCCTTACGTGGCACCGCTGATAGCCGCTTATGAAAATACCGTGGGAAAGAAAATTTCAAGCACCATGAGAATAAAAGCGAATCTGTTGATGCCACAGGAAGGTGCAAAATTACAACCTCCACACCTAGATGATAATGAACCTGATGCATACAGAGAAGGAGTTTATCACGGTGATCGAAAGGTCTTGATATATTATGTTAATGATGGTGATGGTGATACTGTATTGTATAATGAAAAATACTACGGAGAACCTGTAGGAAAACTTACTAGACAACAAGTTATAACACCACAAAGAGGCCGAGCAGTTATATTTGATGCGAATCAGTTACACTCTGCTTGTTTACCAACCGTAAAACGTTATCGTTTAATTATTAATTGTATATTTGGATAAATTATGGCAACAGTTCAAACACTATTTGGAAATTTCAACGATGAACAATTGAAAGCATTGAAATCTGCGATTGAAGAAATTAATGATTCAATGAATAAGATTGAAAGAGAAAATGAAGCAATAAAAGACATTGTTAATGCTACATATGATTCGTTGAATGTTCCTAAAAAAATTATTAAGAAGTTAGCCAAAGCACAATATAATCAATCAATTCAAAGTGAGACTGCTGAATTCAATGAGTTTGTTGCTTTATTTGAAGGCATGAATGAAGTAAAATGATGTTGTACTTTTATATTATGGAGTCTGTGAATGGAACACTTATTATGGGTAGAGAAGTATCGTCCTAAAACTATTGAAGAATGTATTCTTCCTGATGCGTTAAAGAACACATTTCAAGAATATGTAAATCGTAAAGAAATCCCTAATCTACTTTTATCTGGTAGTGCAGGTGTCGGCAAAACAACAGTAGCCAGAGCTTTGTGTGAACAAGTTGGATGTGATTATATCATTATCAACGGTTCAGATGAATCAGGCATTGATGTTTTGCGGAACAAAATCAAAAACTATGCCTCATCTGTTTCCCTCATGGGAGGACGAAAAGTTGTAATCATCGATGAGGCCGATTATCTAAATCCCAATTCAACTCAACCTGCAATGCGTGGTGCAATTGAAGAATTTGCATCCAATTGTTCTTTCATCTTTACTTGTAATTACAAGAATCGTATTATCGATCCCATTCATTCTCGTTGTGCAGTTATTGATTTCAAGATCAATGGTTGCAAACAGAAAATGGCTGCTTCACTAATGAAGCGCATTGAATATATTCTTGAAATAGAAAAAGTAGAATATGAAAAGCCAGTTCTTGCTGCACTCATCACAAAACATTTTCCTGATAACCGTAGAATTTTAAATGAATTACAAAGATATTCCGTATCTGGTGTAATCGATAAAGGTATTCTTGGTAGTGTTGCAGATGTTGATTTGTCTAACCTTATCAAAGCATTAAAAGAAAAAGATTTTTCATCTGCTCGCAAATGGGTTACAAATAATTTGGATAATGACCCAACAAAACTATATCGAAAATTATATGAAGGTCTTTATGAAGTTCTAAAGCCTCAATCTGTGCCTCAACTGGTTCTTATCTTGGCCAAGTATCAATATCAGGCAGCTTTTGTTGCTGACCATGAAATCAATACTACAGCCTGTTTAACTGAAATTATGGTAGATTGTGAGTTCAAATGAACACTACAAACATTTTAGAATTGGGTCGTGCAGGAGAACTTATCGTAATTGATATGTTAAAATCTTTAGGACTTGATTTACAAATTCGTGATATGTATTTGGAAAACAAATACGATTCTGAAAAAGATATTTTAGTTGATGGTAAATACAGAGTAGAAGTAAAAACTCAAGCACCTTTTGTTAAAAAGAATGCTTTTACTTTTTTACCTAATCAAATTAAAAAATGTACATCGACTCATGTTTTATATTTTGTTTCAGTTCCTCACACTTCATGGTCACATTATTCTGATGGTTGGATTTATAGAGCTGTACCAAATGAAATGAATTATTATCCATGGAAAGACCGCTGGGGTAAAGAAAGAATTATTATTCCCATCAAACAAAATGCTTTAACACCTGTTCATAAAATGACTGATGAAAAAGCAAAAGAACTACAACAATTACTTTCGACAATGTATTAATATGCCTGATCTGTTTAAAGAAATTATACCCTCCATACTACAGACCAAAAAGAACCCCTTTAGGGACGAATTGGATCTAAAGGATTATAACGGTTTTGTCGTTAACCGTTCATTGTCATACCACATGGATTGCGTACTTTATGTTAATGAGATGAACAAGAACCCTGGACTGTCACCAGATTTACAGTTCCAGTACCTTCTAAATACCATTAGGCCGATGAAACGGAAATTCGAACCGTGGCAGAAAGCATCGGTCCATAAAGATCTAGAATGTGTCAAACAGTATTTCGGTTACTCTAATGAGAAAGCCAAAGAAGCTTTGCGTATTCTAAATGATGAACAAATCGCTGAGATAAGAAAAAGAACAGACAAAGGCGGAATGAAAAAATCATGATTTCGATTACAGATTTAATAGAAGTTACATTAGAAGAAAAAGATGATTTCTTGAAGGTGCGTGAAACTCTTACTAGAATCGGTGTTGCTTCTAAAAAAGACAGAACTTTATACCAATCTTGTCATATTCTCCACAAACAAGGAAGATATTACATAGTACACTTCAAAGAATTGTTTGCCTTAGATGGTAAACCTAATGATATTTCTGAGAACGACCTTTCACGCAGAAACGCCATTGCTAAATTACTTGAAGATTGGGGCTTAGTAAATATTGTCAACCGCAGTAGCGTGGAAACACCACAACCAATATTCCTTTCACAGATTAAAATAATCTCTCATAAAGAGAAGGAAGACTGGAATCTGGTTACCAAATATAATATTGGTAAAAAACCAGGAACTTATTGACAATTAGTATAAATACTGATATAGTATATGTGCCGTGCCTATTGGGCGGCAATTTTGATTAACTCGCTTAACCAAGGAGAAACTTATGAAACAGTACCTCAACACGGCTATTGATTCGGTTCAATACGCCAAAACTCAATTCCTTAACACATTTGTAAATGAAGAAGTCATTCGTGAGCCACTACAACTTTTTGTAGATGCTCAGGCACAATTCGCTCGTCAAATGGTTCACGCCTCTGATGTTTTTATTGATTCTGCCACAAAATATGATTTCGCTGGTGCTTTCGAAAAAGCATTCAAACCTTTCAAATCAGCTGTTTAAGGAGATATATTATGAATACATTCCCTAGCCTTATTGACTATTCAAAACACTTGCAACCTTTTTCTATTGGCTTTGATAAATTTTTTGATGAAGTGTCACAAATGACAACTGAGATTGGTAAAAAAGCAATTGCAAATTACCCACCTTACAATATCAAACAAGTTGAGAAAAACAAGTACATTATTGAATTGGCAGTAGCAGGTTTTGCCAAATCTGATATTGAAGTCACATTAGAGGGTAATAAATTGGTTATCAAAGGTTCCGCAAAAGAAGATGAAGATGCTGATCAATACTTCTATAAAGGAATTGCTAACCGCAACTTTATTCGCACGTTTACATTGGCAGACAAGATTGAAATTAAAAATGCCGAAATGGTAAATGGTATGTTAAAAGTTTGGTTAGAAAATCTGGTACAAACTCAAGATGCCATTAAGAGGATTACCATTAACGGTGATGAGTAGTTGGTAATAATACGGAGAGGTACTTGACATACCTCTCCTTTTGTAGTATCATTATAGTATGAAAAAAGTGAAAACTCCTACCATTTTAACTGTTCGTACCAAAACGAACCAGCAG